AAACGATAAATGCAAAAAAGATTATCGCCTCAGGTGGAATTGATAAGGTAGAGTTTGTTATTGATGAAACGGATTCAAATAGGGTAACGCTCAATATCTTATTTCCTTACTATGCAAAGTTTGTAGATAAGGGGGTAAAGGGTGTTAAGTCATCAGCGAACGCTCCTGATAGTCCTTATCAGTTCAAGAATTACGGAATGAATGCAGAGGGCAGGGCATCCGTTAAAAGGTGGTTAGATTCGGGAAAGGCAAAAGTAACGGCAACTGATGTTAAGAGATACGGCAGCGTAGGAGGCGAAAAGAAATTCAGTAAGATAAGCGAGGCAGATAGTAAGTTAAACACGCTGATTTACAACATCAAAAAATATGGTATTAAAAAGAGGGATTTCATTAACCCGGTATTAAATGAAACATTAGACGGAGCAGCAAAAGAATTGAGCGACATATTAGGAAAAGAGATTGTAATAAATATTTTTCAATGAGTATAACAACATTAATAAACCCATCAGGCGAAATAAGCGTACAGGATGACCTTTGGCATATTGCCTCATCTAACAACTCAGGGCAAACAGATTTTAAGTTTGTTTTTGATGTTTTCGTTAATGGGTTGCAACTGGTAAGGACAAAAGTTTTCCCTGATCCTACAAACGGCAAAGGATATTTTAACGCATCTAATGTAGTTAGGAACGAAATAACATTTGATTGGTTTGTTCCTGTTTCTACAACTCAACCTGAGTATCTGTTATCGCAGCCGTCAACATCGGGGCAAATTGCACAAACGTATAACATTAGAGTAGGCGAGGATTACTCAGGAGTTACTACACTCAATATGGCATCTGGTAATGTTAAAGCATACAATTACACTCCACCTGTATTCAAACGCAGGCAACAAACGATTTCAGTTTTTGATGGTAAATACTTGACAAATAGACCTAAATCGGCTAAGATTAAGTTAGGCGATAAGTTAATGATACCTTTTAAGGGTAATATAGGCGAAACTTATGTATTAAGATTTAGAACGTATAACGCAGCAAATGCCTTTATTGCTCAGACATCAACAAGTACAAGTATAAGTATAACAAGTTCTAATAATTTCCTGCAACTGGATATAGGCAGCGATGCCTTAAATGCCTCAGCAGGTGCAACACCTATAACATCAGCCGTTGCGTATTACGATGTATTTTTTATAAACGGAGGGAACGAAACAGAATCATTTAGAGTTTACCTTACCTGCGATAATCGTTACACACCTGTTAACCTACATTTTGTAAATGCGTTTGGGATGTTTGAAACTGCCTGTTTCAATAAGTCAAGCCGTTTAACTATGGATGTAGAGCGCAAAGGATTTGAGCAGCGTGATTACTTATTTGGTGCATCATCGGTTAATTATTACGATGCTAAAAATGTTTATCGTGAAAGTAAAATAAACTACGGCAGTAAAACAAATCACTCATATAGGTTAACAATGGATTTTCCTACAGATGCAGAATATCAATGGCTATCTGAATTGATTGTATCGCCTCAGGTTTATATGGATTATGAGGGCAGCTATTACCCTGTTTCAATTAAGACAAGCAACTACGAGTATTCAAAGAATCAGAACAATCAGTTAAGAGCGTTTGAAATTGATGTAGACGTTAACCAAACCCGAAACGGATATAGAAGATGATAAGATTATTTATTGAAAATAAGGAGTTAGATATTAATCAGCAGTTTTCACAGCAGATAACTTATGCTATTGATGACCTCCAAAACGTAGATAGTAAAAGCACATCCTTTACTAAAACCATTGTTTTACCCGGTACATCAAACAATAACAGGTTATTGGGTAATATATTTGAGTTTGCAAATAGCAATTTTACAGATGATACACAACCGAATGTAGGATATAACTTTAACGCTGCTAAATCTGCTCAGGCGGTTATTGATGTTGATGGGTTGCCTGTTATGAAGGGCGTTATAAGATTATTGGAAATTTTGATTGATGGCGATTATATTGAGTATGAGGTTGCGATGTTTGGGGAACTGGGAGGTTTGTTTTTCTCATTCGGTGCAAAGAAATTGGAGGAATTAGATTTTAGTGTTTATAATCACTCGTTAACGATTTCTGAAATTCAAGATAGTTGGGATAATGCAAATGCAGGAGAGGGGTATTATTATCCTCTTATTGATTATGGTAATTGTTCGCCAATAGCTAATGCGTTATTCGCAAAAAAGAATTGGTATCTGCGAGCGTTTCGCCCTGCGTTATTTGTTCGTGAGTATATGGATAAGATAATTTCAGGAGCAGGTTATACGTGGGAATCTGATTTTATGGAAACGGATTATTTTAAATCGTTAATCATCCCTAACAACGCAAAGCAATTATACAAATACACTAACTATGGATTAGATATAGCGGTTACAGGGTTTGGTTATACTAACGCAGACGGAGGCAGTAAAGCCGTAACATTTGGAATACAAAACGTATTAAATGGATTTACACCTAATGGATCAAATAATTTATTTACTTATGCAGGCAGCGAAATAACGGCACAAATCAATTTAAGGTTTAAAGGTACTTACATAAAATCTGCATCATCTCCGTTTGCTATTGAGGTGCGCAAAAATGGTGTGAGCGTTGCGAGTATTTCGTTTGCACCATCAGCGGCAGCGGTTACAACTGCATTTGATGTTGATATAACTAACATAGGAATCACATACAATAACGGAGATACAATAGCAGTATTTTTAGTTGGGCCCGGTAGTGGCACTTGGAATTTATCATTATCTACAGGGCAAAGTTATTTTCAATTAGTAACACGTTCATTGATTCCTGATGAGTTAACGTTAAATGAATTTATACCGATTAACGATACTATCCCACGTGGGATATTGCAAAAGGATTTTTTTACCTCTGTGTTAAAAATGTTTAACCTTATGGTAATTCAAGACAAAGACAAAGACAGGCATTTAAAGTTGATACCTTACATTGATTTTTATAATACAGATTCATCAACTTATTTAGATTGGTCGGATAAGGTTGATAGGTCGCAGGTAATTAAGATAAAACCAATGAGCGAGGTAACGGCTCGTTATTATCAGTTTAAGTATAAAACGGATTCTGATTTTTTCAATGATGATTATAGAAAGAAATACAACGAAGGTTATGGAGATAGGATATTTGATAATCAGTTAGAGTTTACAAAAGATACTCAGAGCGTAGAGGTTATATTTTCTGCAACACCATTGGTAGGATATGTTGACAGGGATAAAGTGATTAGCACAATTTATAAAAAAACAAACGGAGTAGAGGAAAGCACAGACCATAACATAAGGATTTTAAGAGCAAAGAAAATAACAGGGGTAATAAGTTGGAAAATTTATAGCACTACTAACACGGAGTTATTAACTACATCAGTTTTTCCTTATGCAGGGCATTTAGATGATCCTGATATAGCGTTTTCAGATTTAAATTTTGGAGTAGCAAAGGAGTTATATTTTGATTTGGTTACAGGCGGTTTGCAAAACAATCTATTTAATATATTTTACTCAGGTTATTTTGGGGAAATTATAGATAAGGATAGCAGATTGTTAACGTGCAAAATGCACTTAAAGCCGTCTGATATTTACAATTTAGATTTTAGCAGATTCATTTGGTTAGATGGTGTATTGTATCGGTTAGTAAAGATTAAAGATTACTCAGATAATGAGATTTGTGAGGTTGAGTTATTGAGGGTTATTTATACTCAGTTTGAATCGCCTTATTATATTGAATATAACATAGGGGATAGATTGAACGGAGGTTATATCGGATATATTGAGCCAAATAATAAAAACGGATTAATAGTTGCTGATGGATTAAATATAGATTATACGCAAAGGAATTGGGCAGCAAGCATTGCCTATTGTGATTCATTTACGGATGGCGGTTATACTGATTGGAGAATTGGAACAATACAGGAAATGTTATTGATTGATGTAAACAATCCGCAGATACCTGATTTCTTTCAAGATAATTATTGGAGTGGAACAGAGTTTAACGATGGAACAGGCACGCAAGCGTGGCGAATTTCAATGACTGGCACAGGCGCAGGCGATGATTTTGTTTTAAAAACTGATACTTATTTAGCTTTACCTATTAAATCATTTTAATGATAATAAAATACTTTGATGAACAGATAGGCCAATGGTACGACATTACAGGTACAACGAATCAATCTCTGCAATATGATGCAGCAGCGAGTGGATGGGTAACGACATCAAAGAGCGCATATAAATCATTTGTTGGGGAATTCTCACAAATAGGCGGTAGCGATCCTACGTTTGTTACATTCTTTAACGATACCGGGGCAACATTTACAATTACAAGAGATGCAGCAGGAACTTATCGTTTAGAATCTGATATATCAATTTTCACAAAGACTGAAATGTGGTGGTACATCGGTAACAATCAGTTAACGGAAAACCCTTACACTTATCAAGCATTGTATTTATCATCAACACAAATGCAGATATATTCATACAAGGGTGGCACATTAGAGGATGACGCATTAGAACATACATCATTTGAATTTAGAAAATATTAACAATGGCAGATACACAAGAGGTACAAATAAAAATAACGGCTGATACATCAGGAGCGGATAAATCGGTTGGCTCAATTAAAAAACAATTAAGGGAGGCAACGGCAGACCTATTGAGGATGCGCGACCAATTCGGGGAAACATCAGACGAGGCGGTAGCTGCTGCAAAGAAGGTCGCTAATCTTAGGGATGAGATAGGCGATGCCAAAGCGTTAACAGATGCCTTTAATCCTGATGCAAAGTTTAAGGCATTCGGTGCAGCGTTGCAAGGTGTTGCAGGTGGTTTTGCTGCGGTACAAGGTGCGCAGGCATTGTTCGGTAGTGAATCTGAGGAACTGGAAAAGACATTAGTAAAAGTTCAGGGAGCGTTAGCACTTAGTCAAGGACTTAACTCTGTGTTAGAGGCAAAGGATGCATTTAAGAATTTAGGTGCGGTAATGAAAACGATCCCTATTTTTCAACGTGC